GGTTCAACCTAACCTGATAACTAGGTAACTAAGTCGCTCTGGGGAGTAGTAGCCCTCTACTCCCCAGAGTCTTTAGAAAGGAAACAAGATGGCTCTCACGACAGTAAGTGAATTACGCTCCACACTTGGAGTCGGCACCCTGTACACAGATGCCGTTTTGCAGGAAGTTTGTGACGCATCAGATGCAGTTCTTATTCCTATGTTATGGGCTCCTAAATGGTTCACTGTTGCACATAGCAATGTTGTCGGTACAGGCACTTTGTATTTTAACGATAATATTCTTGATACTTTTTATGTAGGTCAAAGCGTGACAATTGCTAATTCAGGTGCTTCTTATAATGGTACTAAGACAATTACGGCAGTAAGCGATTATTCAATTAGCGTATCAACAAACCACGCTGTTGCTCAGGCGTATCACCCAATTTTTCCTTATGGTTCTGTGTCCACTACGACTTACACAGACTGGACAACAGATACAGCAGTTCAGAACGCAGCTTTAATGATATCTGTTGAAATCTGGCAAGCGCGTACAGCCACCCTTTCAGGCAGTAACGCAGTCGATTTCCAGCCTTCCCCATATCGGATGTCAGCGCAACTGCTGGCGAAGATACGGGGCTTGGTTTCTCACGCGCTAGACCCTCGCTCAATGGTGGGCTAATGCCACCAGTAGCGATAACCACACTCCGCACTACTTTAGCCACCGCTCTAGTAGATAATACTAAATACCAAGTCTTTGCTTTTCCGCCTGCCACAGTTCTTGCTAACTCTGTGATTGTCAGCCCAGATGATCCGTACCTGACACCTAGCAATAACCAGCACATCACTATTAGCCCGATGGCTAACTTTAAGATTATTATGACTGTGCCTTTGTTTGATAATGAAGGCAACCTTAACGGCATTGAAGATACTGTCTGTGGCGTGTTCGCTAAGCTCGCAGCATCATCTCTGGTCTATAATGTAAGCGCAATCAGCGCACCAAGTATTCTCAACGCTGCTTCGGGTGACCTACTCAGCTGTGAGATGTCCGTATCAATCCTTACGAGTTGGAGTTAATTATGTCCGATTGGGAAAAAGAGAACGAGGCCTTTCTGATCAAGATCGGACAGGTTGCACCATCAACACCTAAGCCAGTAACCAAGAAAGAAGAGGAATAATCTCATGGCTGTATTTCTAAATAACAATGTGGGCGTGAAGATTAACTCTGTTGATCTTTCAGACCATGTAACGGCAGTAACAATTAACCGCGTATTCGATGAACTCGAAGTAACTGCAATGGGTGACTCAGCACACAAGTTTGTAAAGGGCTTAGAGTCATCAACAGTAACAATCGATTTTCTAAATGACACAGCAGCAACAAATGTATTGGCAACACTACAAGCTGCATGGGGTACTACTATCACAGCAGTATTTCTACAGACAAAGGGAACAGCAGTTTCAGCGACTAACCCTCTCTACACTGTCTCATTGCTAGTCAATAACACAACAGACATCAATGGTGCTGTTGGAGACATTGGCACACAGTCAATCACATTCACTGCTAACTCAACAGTTGCAGTAGCAACTTCAGGCACATTCTAAACAACTAAACAAAGGGGCTAATCATGGCAAAACTAAAAATCGTTCGTACAGATGGAAGCGTGTTAGAAGGCGAGATCACTCCAGCAGTGGAGTATTCGTTCGAGCAGTACGCTAAAAAGGGTTTTCACAAGGCTTTTCGCGATGAGGAAAAGCAGTCGGATGTTTATTGGTTAGCATGGGAAGTCACTCGCAGGTCAGGTGAAACTGTTAAGCCTTTCGGGATTGAGTTCATCGAGACACTTAAAAGTGTTGAGGTGCTTGACTCAGACCCTTTAGCTTAAAGCGCGATCTTCCATTCACCTATCTAATTGCTAGGCTAAGCATTAGGTTGGGAATCGCGCCACAGCAATTATTAAATTTAGATAAGACCATGCTAGATGCTCTAGTTCAAGGTCTCAAAGATGAAGCAAAGGAGACCAGCGATGCCAGCAAGCGTAAAGGGCGGCGTTGAACTCCGTAAGGCTCTTCGAGAGTTTACTCCAGATTTAGCAAAAGAAACTCAAAAAGAGTTAGGTAAAATCCTAAAGCCAATAACTGCTAAAGCCAGAGGATTTATTCCTTCAACCGCTCCGCTAAGCGGTTGGGCTAATAGTAATCAAAAGGGTTCTTGGTCTAATAGAGTTTGGTCATCAGCTGATGCAAAGCGTGGCATTGGCTATAAGACAACTCCTTCTAAGCCAAATCGTTCTGGTTTTAGATCATTAGTAAGAATCCAAAACGCTTCTGTTTCAGGTGCAATTTATGAAACTGCTGGTCGTAAGAATCCACAAGGCAGACCACAAGCCAAGATGCGTGAAGTGGTAATTCCTACACGCAGACTCGATACAGGTGTAGGCGAAGAACGCTACATGACTAGCACTGGTAAAGGCTACGGCAAAAGCAATAACCCTTATGCAGGACAACAATTTATTGACGCACTAGGTGGTCAGATTACTAACGCCTATGTTCGTAAAGAAGGAGCGGTCGGTCGTTCAAGCCAAAAGATGAAGGGTCGAGCAATCTTCAGGGCTTTTGCAGAAGATCAAGGCAGAACCACAGCAGCAGTAATTAAAGCAATAGAAAACTCTAAAACTAATTTTGAGAAAGTTGTCGCTAAAGGTAGTGGCAGCGGATTGTCAGTAGGGGGTCGATAATGGCAGCCGATGTAAAGATTGACATAGCCGCGGAGTTCACTGGCAAAAAGGCATTTAAGCAAGCGGACACAGCAACTCAGAAACTAACTAGCAATGTTAAAAAGTTAGCAGGTGCAGTAGGTCTTGCCTATGGTACTTCTGCAATCATCGCTTATGGCAAAGCTTCCGTCAAAGCTTTTGCAGCAGATGAAGCAGCAGCCAGACGATTGACAACAGCTGTAGAAAACTTAGGCATTGGCTTTGCTAATCCTCAAATTGCAGACTACATTGCTAATCTAGAAAAATCGGCAGCTGTTGCAGACGATGTTCTTCGTCCAGCGTTTCAAGGTTTATTAACTACGACTGGATCGTTGATTCAATCTCAGAAACTTCTTAATGATGCAATTACGATTAGTCGCGCATCAGGAGTTGATCTAGCTACTGTTACTGAGGATCTTGGTAAAGGTTATGTGGGTATCACCCGAGGACTTATCAAATACAATACTGGGCTTACTAGAGCAGAGCTTACATCTAAGTCATTTAATGAGATTCTTGGAGTTATTCTAAAGCGTTCAGCAGGAGCAGCTGAAGATTACTTAGACACTACTGCTTACAAGTTTGATGTTTTAAGCGTTGCGACATCTAATGCCGCAGAAATTATCGGTGGCGGTTTAGTTGATGCCTTTGCCTTAGTAGGTGGCGGTACTGACGCATCCGATGCAGCGTATGTGATCGAGAGTATCGCAACTGCCCTTGCTAATGTCTCGCGTCAAGCAGGCAGAACTGTTGGAGTTATCCCGACTTTAATTCAGAATCTTAAAAACCTACCAAGAAACATTTTCTCTGGTTTTGCTGGAGCACAGATCGGCAGAAATGTTGTAATTCCTCAAAAGAAGGAAGAAGTCAAGCTCACGCTGACTCAGAAAAAACAAGAAGAGTTGATGGCTAAACTTGAAAAAGATGCAATCAAGCGCGAGAAAGAAAGACTGGCTCTTCTTAATAAGCAGAACACAGCCAAGAAGCTACAAGGTGTAATTGACAAGGCTAACCTCGCTCTCAATAAGGGTGAAGAAGTCTTTGACATGGACAAGATCCAGATTGCAGCAGCTCTTACATCTCAGGCAGAAGCGTTGGGTAAAGCCACTTCAAGCGCACAGCGATTACAGGTAGCCAATGATGTGGCTCGCCTAAATGTCAAGCGTTCTATTCTTGACCTAGAAGATGCCATTGCCTCTAAGGATGAAGCAGCCATTATTGCTGCAACTAACAAACTGAATACAGATCTTAAATCACTGTCTGCTCTTACTGGTCAAAGCGTAAAACTGTCAGACATCAAGTCTATTCTTGACTCCTTAAAGCCCGTTGATCTGATTAGTCAAAAGAATCTAGATGATGCTTTGGCTAAGATACGAGAGATGCTGGCTCTGCTCGCAGCCGCTACTGGACAAAGTAAAGCAGCAATTCCAGCAAGCAGTTCTTTAGGTTCTGGAATACCAGTCGGAGATTACATTGCTCCTGTGTCTATGCCAGATGCTTTAGCAGCATCCACGGAGTCTTTGCTCGAATACGCAGACGCAGCAAATGCAAGAGCTAATGCTTTTGCAGACTTACTAGACATGCAGAACTATGCAGACTTCCTGTCATTGATTGATTATCAAAAGTCTGTGGGCGATCTGGGCGGCTATAGCCCTAACATGAACTCAGGTGCAGGGTATGGATCAGGCAACACCATTATTGTAAATACTGGCGTTGGAGACCCTAACGCTATTGCTGAGGCTATTGACCAAGTGCTTGTTAATGCAGCACAGCGTGGAACTCTTAGAGGTTACTTAGCAGTATGACATGGCTTCCAGAATGGCGAATTACAGTAGGTGATGATGTCTATACGACTGTTACCTCTGTCTCTTTTGCCTCTGGTCGTTTAGACATTGATCGACAGGCCACGGCAGGTTACTGCCAAGTAGAAATCATCAACACTACTGGGGCAGACTTCACCATCAATGTCACAGAGCCTATAACTTTAGAGCTAAAGAATGGCAGTGGAACTTATGTCACTGTATTTGGTGGTGAAGTCTCAGACTTCAACATTGGAGTCAGAAGCCCAGACGAGACTGGCTACATCACGACTGGCACAATCTTAGGCATTGGCTCACTGGCTAAACTTACAAAGGTTGTCTATAACACAGCCCTTGCAGAAGGTTTAGATGGCGCACAGATTGCAGCCATTCTAGGTTCAGCCCTTAACCTCACATGGGCTGAAGTAACTCCTACAGTCACATGGGCAACCTATCCAGCAGATGTGACATGGGATAACGCAGAGTCTTACATCGGCACTATTGACTCAGGCTTCTACACCATGATCGCACTTGCAGCTAATGCTTCTGCTAAGTCTCAAACCCTTGCAGATCAGATTGCTACTAGCGCACTAGGTCAGCTCTATGAAGAAAAAGATGGAGATGTCTCCTATGACGATGCAGACCACAGATCTAACTACCTTGCAGCAAATGGCTTTACTAACCTCGATGGCTCGTATGCAACACCTGCCTCTATCAAGTCCACAACTCAGACTGCTCGCATCCGTAACAGCCTTATCTATCGTTACTCCACAGGATACGGATCAACCTACAGTACCTCTGACAGCGACTCTATAGCCTCTTACGGCCTCTTTGAGCGTTCATTCGACTCTAACATCAAGAACCTAGCAGACATCACTGACATTGCCTCACGCGAGTTAAACCTACGCAAGAACCCTAGAGGCTCACTAGGAGCCATTACCTTTAGACTTGACAATCCAGACATCCCAACTGCCATGCTTGACAGCCTTATCGGGGTGTTTTTTGGTCAGCCTGTCATTATCCAGAACCTACCAAGCAACTTATTCGGTGGTTCGTTCGATGGCTTTGTGGAGAATGTAGCCCTACGCGCTACTCCTAGTTTTGTAGAGATAACCCTTTACATTTCAGCTACAGACTTCTCACTCAGCACTACTCAGTGGGAAACAGTATTGCCAGCCTCACTAGATTGGTATGGCGTAAATGCTACACTTACATGGACAAATGCGACAGGAGCACTAACCTAAATGGCAACGACAACAACGAACTTCGGCTTTGACATTCCACAGTCGAGCGACCTTGTAAAAAATGGCGCAACGGCTATTGCAGAACTGGGTCAGGACATCGACACCAAGTTCGCTGGTCTTACTGTCAATGCTCAGACTGGTACTACTTACACAGCTGTTAAGGCAGATGGTCTCAACGCTATTGTCACAATGGACAATGCTTCAGCCAATACTTTTAGCATTCCTACAGAT